AGATGTCGTTGCCTCATCCCATGAGTACATCTTTCCATCGGTAGGCATTGCTACTGGCGGTTGCCATTGAGCATTAGCGTCTAATGTCCACGATGGATAAGGCTGCGGAGGAACAAAAGCATCAATGTCTGTTTGATAAGTGTAGCCGATTCCAGCGTAATTCTTACGGAAATTACCGTTATAACTGGTCTGTTTCCAAACCCCACCAAACACACGCTCACAAAATGCCGCGCCTATATATTCCTTCTCAACACCATAAGCATCGCTTGTGTCTTTGTTATCAATAACGATAACTTGAGTCACGACGTTATTCTCATTAAGTTGGGCAAAATGTGCCATTACGCCTCCAATTTCAAACCAGTCAACGACATCTCATCCCCAACAATGCCAACCGGGAACGTATTAAAACTCATGCTTATCCGCACATCTTCACCCTGAACTGTCGGAACGTTATGCTCAAGCGACGAAGGAAACAGGATTAGCCGCCCTTTAACCGCTTCAAGCCACCAAGATTCAGAGTTGTACGAGTTCCAATTCTCAGGCGGAAACTTGATCTGCTGCCAGCCTGAACGATAAAAGTAAATACGGTCATCAGGGTTAGTATTCAAATAAAACACACCTGAAACGAAACTATTTGGGTGAGCGTGTTTGTGATGCCACTGACCTTGCTCTGAATAGTTAAACCAGCTTTGAGTTATCCGTAAATCAACATCATGTTTTGGATCGCTTGTTGCCTTAAAGTATTCAGCAACGCAGCCCTCTACCCAATCCCGCAAAGAAGTCATTATCGGATCACGCAGCACAAAGTTGTTTACGCTAGTGGTATTGCCTTCATTTGCTCTAGTTTCCTGACCACGAACAAACAACAGTTCCTCATCGGTAAATTCACGATCTAAGTCGAACATACCGATTGGTGTAGGAAACAGGTTGTGCATATTCATGCGAGTGCCTTTTCTAGTTCTTCTTCATCTTGCTTTTGCTGCTCTAACTGTTCCGGCAACCAAATCGTCGGTATGCTTTCCTCAAACTCTTTGATCTTTTCCATCACCCAATACACTTCTTCCATGCTTGGGCAAGGTCTAGGATCATCCCAACGGGTAAAGACGTTGTTGCTGATTTCCCATTTAGCACCCGGACGAAGCATTTGCATTGCAACGTCGATGCCGTAGAAGCGGTAGATTTTTTTCATGGTTATGAGTTGAGTTTGATAATTACGATGCCGGAACCGCCTGATCCTGAAGCATATCCAACACCAGCGCCGCCACCGCCGCCACCAGTATTAGCTGTGCCGGACTGCCCAGTACCAGCATAATCAAGAGAGTTTTTGCCGTATCCGCCGCCACCATCTCCACCGGGAAACTCTCCATTTGATGATGGACCCGCTGTGTTTGATGTTCCGCCACCACCGCCAGCATACGTTACTGAAGAACCAGAAATGCTAGATGCCGTACCATCCCCGCCAAACGCCGCACCATCAGTATTGCCAGCCTCAGACGCGCCGCCGCCGCCGCCAGCACTTACAGCTCCGCTTGAATTACCGCCGTTACTGCCTTGAGATGGCGATGTGTTTGGCGTGTTACCAGTTCCTCCGGGATTAGGAGAATCTCTGCCTGCGCCACCGCCAGATCCCCCGTTACCACCACCATTACCGTATCCACCACCAAAACCACCGCCGTTAGATGTAATGGTCGAGAAAACAGAATTAGAGCCAGCGCCACCGTTTCCGGTAGTTGAGCTAGTGCCGCCACCTCCTACGGTGATTGTGTACGTTGTTCCCGCTGTTACAGAAAAACTCGTACCTGTTCTAAACCCACCAGCGCCGCCACCTCCGCCTAGATAATGAGCGCCAGTAGTTGATGAACTCCCGCCGCCCCCACCGCCAGCTACGACCAGATAATCAACGCTGGTCACACCTGCTGGGCAAGTCCATTGAGATGAGCCTTTGAATACAAGCACGTTGCCAGTTGGTACTGCGTACTTGATGATGACGATACCGGAGCCGCCTGCACCGCCAGCCGCGACAAAAGCAGAGTAAAGTTCTTTATTCATAGAACCGCCACCACCGCCACCTGTGTTTGCAGTTCCAGACTCAGGGGCAAGATATGATGGTCCAGATCGCCCACCATTCCCACCGCCACCTTTCTGAGAAGTTGTAGAGGTTCCACCACCAAGACCACCAACGGTTCCGGGGGCAGCATTTGCATAATTAGCCCCACCGCCGCCACCGCCTGCATAGTAAACACTTGATCCAGTAATTGCAGACGCAGAAGCGACGCCGCCGTCGCCGCCATTGCTAGTATTGCTTGGTGGTGTTTGACCTATACCGCCAGCGCCCCCTCCACCGCCACCCGGGAACGCATTATTTGCTAATGAATTACCGCCGTTATTGCCTTGGCTTGGCGAAGTTGAAGGAGTATTCCCTGACCCAGCAGTTCCTCTATCAGCGGAACCACCAGACCCTCCAGAACCGCCATTTTCACCGCCGCCTGCTTTGGATGCGCCGTACCCGCCACCAGCAGATGTGATAGTACTGAATACACTATTTGAACCAGATGTTCCGTTTGTTGTCCCAGTCCCACTAGTGGCTCCACCAGCACCGCCGCCGCCAACTGTTACGGTATAGGTTGTCCCTGCGGTTACAGATAAGCCTGTACCTGTGCGGAATCCACCAGCACCGCCGCCACCGCCAGCGCCCGCTTGTCCACCACCGCCACCACCACCAGCCACCACAAGGTAGTCCACCTGCGTCACACCATCAGGGCAAGTCCAGTCACCTGTAGCAGTAAAGGTTTCGATGATGGTTAAACCGCCGCCGACAACACGACCAAGCAGCATCGCCATAATTCCACTCATGTGACGTTTCCTGTAACTACGCAAACAGTTCCGCTAATGAATAGGATAGTTGCAACACCTCTCGTTGCTAACGTCATCGTATCTTTATCCGTATTCGTACCGGCTATGTAAGCTGTCGTAATAGAACAAGTGATCGTGATATTGCCTGTCGTATTGTTGAAAATAGAAACAATATCGCCAGCAGCAAATGTTGAGTTTGGAATAGTGATTGATCCACTTGTTCCAACTCCAACAAACTCACCAATATCGCCAGTCGTTAAGGTATATGACGTAGTTTTGTCTGATCCAGACTGAGGAACATTCAAATAGCCGACCGTATAGTTAGCTCCACCGTCAGGAATGGTAACCGTTCTATTAGCAGATAACGTCGCAGGAGTTAGCGTCGCAGCATAGGAAGACGTACCGCCAGCCCTTCCAGCAATAACGATAGCATCTTGAGTAGAAGCAGCCTCAGAACGAATAGCATTAGACGCTCTAAACGTTTGAGCAGCCGTAAATGTCTGTGCAGCACTCGTTATAGCAGCAACATCAGCCGCATACGTTACAAAGACATCCTTAGCACCAGCACCGAAATTAACAGCACTATTGCTGTTAGATGATTTCAGTACCGTAGTACGAGCTAACGTACCCGTTCCAACAGTACCGAGACCAACTTCCCAATCTGCACCGAGAGTAATCGTGTAATAGCAAGTATTACCATCGCCAATCGCCGATCCGAAAGTACGAAAGCCCGTTACTGCACCGTCCAGTGTTAATGTGCCTGTGCCGGTCGTGGTGGACGTTTCCCGAACTCGGTCAGCAATTACGAGTGCCATAGATTACTCCAGAGTTACGGAAAGATTACCTGTCGAGATTGTGAACACGTCACCAGAAGCAATCGACTTAGACGCATCCAAGGCTGTGTAATACAGCAGGTTGCCGCTAGTTGTCGCATCCAGAATGCCAACGTGAGTCACAGTACCCCATGTGCCAGTAGCAGTCGGGAACGTAACTGACGCGCTATTCGTTGATACACCGTTACTAGGCGCACCAAACGTTACCGCTGTACGAGCGTAGGAACCACCCGATACCTCAGTACCCGTATTGCCTTCACCCGGATCATCAGTGTATAGACCTACATAAACCGCAGCAGGGCTTGTGTAGCTTGTATTACGGAGAGTAGCATTGATAATTGCGTTCTCGAGGTGGTTCGACATTTCTGCCATGATTTACTCCTTAAATTTATTTGCTTTACTTCTGTTGTCAAAACGGGTTATGACTCTAAGATTCCAAGGAACGTGCAACCCACACACATTTTCATTAACTAATGGAACTATGTGATCTACCTCGTATGGAATTCCTGTTTCTTTTGTTCTTGTTCTTGCTTCTATGTAAAACTTTTGAAGTTGCTCTTTTAGCTCATCCGTCATCCATTTTGGCACTGCATTTCTTCTAGCTGCTCTTGCGAAAGCCTGATACGAAAATCTTCTTAGTTTTGTTTTTTCGTAACACTTTTTCGCTATTTGCTTGTACTTGTCTTTATTGTTTTTTTGCCATTCACCAACTTTTTTAATTATTCTTTCTTTATTTTTATCATAATTATCATAATGATACTGCATTGCTTTGGCACGTTCTAATTCAGCATTCTTTTCGTACCAAGCAGTTTTATATTCTTTTTTACAACTTTTGCACCATCTGCTAAATCCATCAAACGTAGCCTTTTCTTTTGTAAACATTTCGTAAGGCTTTGTCTCATTGCATTTAGTGCAACACTTCATTGTCTTACCTCACGTTATAAGACATAGACATAGGTTGACCACTATACTCACTTGCTTGGTCGGACGTAGAGATAGAATCAATCGCCCTAGAATACAAGGAAGCCCAAGTCTGCACCCTTGCATCATTCATCAAATACGGCTCTGCCTCTGCCAAAGACGCATATAGCAACGCATCAGGCACATAAGCCAAGAATACGTTACTAGCTGTCGAATCTGATAATACAGGAGGCTTGGCGTAATACAACATCTGCGCCGTATAAGACGAATCTGGAACCGGAGCTAACTGCATCTCCGCACCGAGAATAGTGTAATCAATGGGCTTGCCGCCATCCGTTACCCTAGACTCCTGATAAAACGAGTTAGGAGCCTTGTAACGTAGCGTAGTAATCGGAGTCGTGTTGAGATGAATATC